TCGCCAGTCTTCAGCTTTGCGAGGTGGTCAACAACCATCTGGGTGGTCCATACCCTATAATCATCATTGATAGATAACCCGTTAATGATTCTCTTCTTACTTCTATAGCAAGTCTTACGTACATTCCAGAGGTGGTCGTATGATGCAATAACCTCAGACCCATCAACAAACTTTAGTTTGAAAGCAGGAAGTTTGCCGTGGTCTTTGCGATATACGACGCGTTGCATACCACCATCTGTACCACTAATAATGTCGCCCTGTTTCAGGTCGCCTATACGTCGATAGCCAAATGGAGTAACAACCTTTGTGTCGACAAGAAGCGGACCACCGCGGCTGCCGCCACAAATCTTTATATCGGCGTCGATTGAGAGCATATCCTCCTGGCCGCCACGCTGAGCAATAATCTTCAGCTTGTCGGGATGCTTCTTGTCGGCGTCTCTTAACGATTGGATATACTCTTGAGTATAAATAGGCTCTCCATTATCCAAATTTAATCCTGAAAGTACTTCTTTCTGCATAAAAATACAATTAATATTGCAAAAATATAAATTTTTCTTGGATAATTGCATACTTATTCATATATTTGCAAAATAAAAGGTATATTTATACATTTTAAGGTGGAAGAACCACTTTTAGAATAACATTTTTAATCAAAAACAACATGACAAGAGAAGAACTCTTAGCATTGGTCAACAAGGAGCTCGGTAGTACCAAGTTGACAATTAGCGAGAAAACCATCAATGAAGAACTTGATGATGTACTCGAAGATTTTGGTGAAGACGAAGCTGCAAACGCCAAGTTGGTAACCAAGGTTACAAATCGCTTGAAACGCATGGACGGCAATCTCCATTCTGACGTTTCTCAGCAAGTTAAGGAATACAAAAAGAAGGCAAGGGAACGCCAGAAGGCTAAGGAAACTGAGTCTGAGGAGGAAGGGTCTGAGGAAATTCCTAACGAGGAGGACATGCCTGAGTGGGCTAAAAAGCTCATCGGTGAAGTCAAGAAGGAGCGTGAGGCGCGAGAGCAAAAGGAAGCAGCTGACGCAAAGAAGGCGTTGGTTAACTCCATTAAGGAAGGTCTTAAGGCTAAGTTTGAGAAAGCCAACATTCCTTTGAATTCGTTTTTCGTTAAGACAGCTTTGGATAAGCTTGAGATTCCAGATGGTGAAGTTGACATCAAGGATCTTGTCGGTAAGGCAGAGGTTCTTTACAATGCTGACCTCAAGGAAGCGGGTATCAATCCAGAAACAAAGCCTCGAAGCGGAGGTGGCGGAGCCGGAGGAACCGGAACCGTAGACGAACACGAGTTCGATGATGTTGCAGCTATCAGATCTCGACACAAGCCAAAGGACGAATAACAATTAGTATTCAGGATAACAAATTTATTTATTGATTATGGGAACAGTTTCTCCTTATTACAGTGAAAGGATGAATGGTAGCGGCTTCTTGCCAGGTCGTTCCCTCATCCAGGCTCGTGGCGAAATCGGCGGTATCCGCTATGTATTCGTCAAGTTGATTGGCGCCGCAAAGGATGCTTTCCGTACTCCAACAATTGGTGGTAAGTTGCTCAACCCTTTCAAGGGTCCTGCAAAGATTTACGCCGGTGACTTCCTGGAGTATGATCCTGGCATCTATGGCAACGCAGGCGCAACAGTTAAGATTCAAAAGTCTTACCAGTGTGCAAAGAATACCGGTGCTACAGACACAACTCTCCTTATTGTACGTGATGGCTACAAGCACATTCCGTTCGTTGGAGACAATATCATGGTTGGTCCTGACACTCTCGATGGCACAGGCACAGCAGTTACGGTTACGGGTGTTGAGAAGACAACCGAGGCTGGCTCAGACGTATGGAAGCTTACTTTGTCAGCAGCACTCGGTGTTGTAGCGAAGGATGCGGTACTCGTTGAGGCGGCAGCTGCCGGTGCGGCACAGAAGCCAATGGTAACCAACCCTAACGGTTATGCTCAGTGCGACTACGACTTCTTGTTCACTCCTGGTGAAGATTTCGAGGATGGTGCTCGCTATATGATTACCCCATTCCTTGCTAATGATGACACCGTTATGTACATCGACAGGATGTCTCCAATCCCTCCTGCAATCAAGGCTCTCAACAAGAGTCGCGTTAACGGATGGTTCCATCTCTAATTATTAACCTTAAAGATTGATTCAGGATTATGGCAAAATTTGATTTTAATAATTCGCGACTTGCCAAGTTCTTCGGTTCTCAGGAGAATACGGCATATTTGCAGAGTTTCCTTGACAAAAAGGATATCTTCTTTACTAACTATGGCTGGTACAAGACACAGGGACATAACGCTTCGTTCCTGACATCTACCGACAACTATGGCTTGGCAACATTCAACGTCAAGGCGCGCAAGTTGAAGGCAGCTCCTATGGCTGACCTCCGAGCTCCTCTCGGCGATTCTAACCAGATGGATAAGAATGGACACAAGTGGTACACCGCTTCTATCCCTGACTTCATCACTCCTGGTTACGTTGAGACCGCAGTTGAGCGCTATGCGCGCATCAAGCAGTTCGAGGAATTCGGTAACGATGCCGATATCTTGGCAGACTGGTGTGACGAGGTTCAGACCCGTATCGACTCTGTTGATGCGACAATGAACTTTATGACCGCTCAGTTGATGTCTACCGGTAAGATCGACTACTCCGGCATAGGTCGTGGTATCTCCACTCCACTGCACAGGGCTATCGACCCTATCGAGTATGGCGACAACTTCATCAATGGCGGTGCTAAGAAGTGGGCTGACCCTACTGCTACCATCCTTACCTACATGAAGGAGAAGGAAGCCCAGTATCGTGATACCCGCGGTGGTTTCGATGGTGCTTTGGTATGGCAGATGACTCGCAATACATTCTATAATGTATTCTTGAAGAACGCAGAGGTCCGCGAGCTCGTTACCAATTACCGTCAGCTGAACTACATTGCCTCTACCAAGACAATGCCTATCAGCAAGGAGCAGTTTATCCAGGCGTTCGTTGACTTTGAGGGAGTATCTCCAATCGAGATTGTTACCGAGAAGGAGCGCAACCTTACTCATACAAAGGATGAGTACAAGCAGGGTTGGTCTGACGACATCGTTGTTCTCCGTCCTGCCGGTGATGCCTGTGAGTTCGAGCGTACAGACAGCCTCGACAAAAAGCTGATTGAGTATGCAGGCAACAAGGCAATTTCCACCTTGTTCGGTACAACCAACGATGGTCTTGGTCTGTTGATGAACTCAACGGTTCCTAACGGTAAGTACATGGAGTGGCACACAGACATCATGTTCTCTGCTTGTCCAGCACTCATCGACTTCCCAGACCATTGTATTATGGACATTACCAAGACTGATTAATTTCGGTCTTGGAACTATTAACGTAATTAGATTGTGTGGTTATGGAATCAGAGATGGAAGTTTACACTGCATACGACTACCTTATCAATAAGGTGAAGTTTGAAGTACCGAGAAAGACCATGCTTGGCATTATGCTTATGCGCGGCATCCATACGGAGTCACTAATATGTGACTGCGATCAAGACGCATTAAGATTAGCATACGCAGACACGCTAAAATGGTTTTGCATTGGTCCGAGCAAGGTGAACAACACCTCTGATTCCGACAATGGTTGGACGCACTCTGGAGGAGGATATGAGATTTCGGGCGATGATATCAGTGCCATGAAGGCGGAGGCTAACGCTATCTACCAGGAGCTTGAACCCGACTCGATGCTCAAGAAAAAATCCACCTTCCGGGTGACCTCTCATGGAGTAAAGAGGGCGAATTATTCACCTTATGGAGGACCTCTCCCTCACATCATCAAATAAGGCGTATGGAAAAGGAAAACATCAGAAACCCAAGATACCCTCACCTCATCAAGATTGTGAGGAAGGTCGTCGTAAAAGCCGACCCTGATGACCCGTTCGCCGATGATGACGCTCCCGTAGGTGAGGACATGGAAATCATTCTCTATAACGGTGAAGGCCGCAGTTATACGGACACTACCACTGTAGGCGATAAATATGTAGATCAGAACAAGAGGAAAGCATCGATTCCTGTCAGATATGACGAATGGGGTGCTGACAGATGTCCTCTTGACGGAGATACAATTTATTCCACTGTCGGCAAAAACACCGAGGTAGGTATGGTCAAAGACTGCGAACCAGATAATAACAGGACTGTGGTTTACTGGGAATATATAAGAGTTTAGGCTATGGGAAGTTTGGCAGATCAGTTCGTGGAAATAGAAAAGAAAATCCGTCAGATGGCTGTAGCAAAGATGCAGCAGAAGATGGACCACGCAGCAGAAATGACAATGAAGGCGGCAGATGAGTCACGTGACTATAATGACGTTACAGGTAACCTGTATAAATCAACCGCTATAGGCACATATTACAAAGGCTCCTTGCAGTCGATACACTACGCCCCAGGCCCTGAGCCAACACGCCCAACCCTTGCAGAAGGAGAGAGATACAATCTTGACAGGTACTATCGCAGTTCGTTTTCGTTCAAAGATAGCGGACGTAGGCCTTATAAGGGTGAATATGGAGAAGGTGGACAGAACGGTCCTGCAACGGCAGAAGATGAACTCTTGTACAACGAACATGGCAATGGAAAGTATGATTCCACTTGGCAAATGTTGCTTGTTGCCGGAGTTGATTATGCAAGATTCGTTGAGGCAAAGAAGGGTCACGATGTTATCACGTCGCTCAGAGATTATTTAGTCAGATACTTTAAGAAGGTGTGATTATGATAAATATTAAGACATTATACTTCGATGTGGGCAACGCCATGAAAGGTGTGTGTGACAGGGTATTTCCCCGCAACCGCCCGAAGGCTGTTGACAAGAAGATAAACAGTTATATCGTTGTCTTCTTTCCATCTTCCATATACAACAACGAAATGAACTCTGACGGTGCGTATAACGACTATTCTACCACCCTACAGATAGAAGTGTACGTAAAGGATAAGGCCTCGGCGGACAATCCCAACGCACTCGATGTATCCCAAGTAGACGATAAAGTGAAATCTGTTATGGACAGATTTCCAATCTCCACCAAAAACATCATCGTAACAAATCCGATGATAACCATGCAAACAGACGACGGAGACGGATACTCTGTCACCATCATACAAGGACGATTGAGAACAAAATAAGTATTCAGGTATAACAATTTAAAATATTTTAGATTATGGCTATGACAACTATTGACAAGATGAAGGACATTTTCAATGGTCCTAAGACTTTGCTCTACTCAAAGGCTATCACAGACTTGAGCAAGGCTTCAGTAGACATCACACCCGAGATTGAGCTTCCTGTGGAGGTTGATTCCCTTAAGGCAACCATGGAGGATCCGACCATCAATCACTACAAGGTTATCGGCCTTGCTGGTGACTGGGCAACTACCGCAGAACTCGGTGACTTCAACGTAGAGTTCGTTGTTCCTTCCAAGGCAAAGGACTTGTTGAAAATCATGTTCGGTGATGATGCAATCACAGAGTTGACCAAGGTTACCTTGAAGGGTACTGGTGACGAGACACTCGATGCTACTACCGGTTTTGCCGGCGTTGCAGTTGCGCCAAAGAAGTTCAAGATCAAGGGTACTATCGTCATCGTTGACGACGAGAAGGAGAACCTTATGATCGTGACAAACATTGCCCTCTATGCAACGTTGCAGTGGGATGACACAGGTTCAAAGCCAGTTGCATTCAAGTTCGCCGGTTCTATCGAGGGTGCAGGCATGCGCAGTATCGCTTGGCTTACCAAGGCTACAGCTCCTGGTATTGGCGGCTAATTAAAGAGAAGTCTATAGGTAATTAGATTCAGGATAACAACCGTTGGGCGGCAGGCTTATGATAACAGCCGTGCCGCCCTTCTTCGTTTAAAAAATCATACAATCATGGCAGAAGAAAAGAAAATAGAGCAGCCTACGGTGGACTTGCAGGAGATGCTTGACAGCGTTATTGGTGACACACCGACGGAGGTAGTGTTCCGTGGCAAGAAACACCGTATAGGATGGCTCAGAAAGGGAACAATGAGAAGATGCACCCATATCAAGATAAAGGAGAAGAACGAATGGAAGCGCAACGTCAAGATTTGCGTCTGTATCCTCCTCAACAACATCTGGAAGATACGAGCCTTCTACTGGATTTACTGGCGTTGGCTCTACTACATCAAGGACGTAGACGTGGTAGAGGTACTGAAAGTTCTCGATGTTTCTAAAAAAAAAATTCCATCGAACGCATTCTCGCTGACTACCATATTAGCGACAGGGATGACGGACGTGATGATGACGATGACGAGGAGCGAAGTAAGAGCTATCCAAGCAGAACAAGCTGGGGAGCAGCCTTCTCGTTAGCGGAGAAGTTTGGCTTTCTCTTCCATCGCAAGTACTTCATCGCAGCCTACGACTACTGGTGGGGCTATTCGTCGGCGCAGATTGACCTCATGGTGGCAGACCAGCCTCTTGTCGTCTATCCAAAGACAAAGAAGGAAAGCGGACCGAAGAAGCACACGTTAAAGGAGATGGATGACCTCTATGACAGATGGATGGAGAAAAGGAAGAATAAGGGAAGCCTCGTTGGTAAGAATATAAATCTTACTGATTACTTAAACAATGAACTCTAATTTTAAAATATTCAGGATATGGCAGACGGTAATATGGGTAACTTGTTCGTCTCACTTGGAATAAAGGACGAAATGTCGAATGCTCTTCAGAAGATTATCAAAGAAATGAAGGGCGTTGACCAGGCTACGCAGGAAGCAAAAAAACGAGGAGAAGAACTTGTAAGTAGTCTCAACAGTATCAATGGGAATAATTTCTCAAAGGTATTTCGCGATGTAAACGAATATATAGAGAAAAATTCCAAAGGCGTTTCGGGTATTGTTAAAATGCTCAATACTTTAAAAGCAGAAGACCTAAACGCCTTAACAAGCAAGTTTCTTGGCGCTAGAAATTTTACTAACATAGCGTCTATTCTCAGAACAGCAAATGCTGAGTTGGAAAAGATGTCAGGCAATGAGGATAAGGCTGGCAATGTTAAGATTTGGCAGTCGAAAATATCCAACGCCCTTGATTATATAAAGCTCTTGCAGGATATTAACGAACAACAGAAGAAAATCAGCAATACAAAATCTGAAAATCCGAACGTTGATACAAAAAGCCTCGATAATGCAAGAAAATCATTAGCAGGAATCAGGTCAGAAATTGCCGGCCTCTTGTCAAGCGGAGGCGTAGATGATGCGAATGTGCTCAAAGGATTCCAGAAATTATTGAGCGTCGCAAAAAAAGATGTAAAAGATATTGTTTCTACATTCAAAAAAGATAACGTCCTGTCTAACTTCTCCGGTGGGGCTGCAAAGGTTGAAGCTGATATTGCACGCGTGACAGAGAAACTTGCTAAGATGCGAGATTTGATGTCGGAAGGAACACAGAAGGGCTACAGCACGTCTATGCTAACCGGAAGTGTTTCCGAACTTGATAATATCCTTACCCGTCTAAATGCTGCAAAACTTAACCCTACGATGCTGACCGACGCAGCTCAGATGCGAAACCTGATTTCTGATGTTCTTGTTGAGATGGTGAAAGCAACCGCCGCAACACAGGCTTACGGACGAGAGAAGGGAAAAGTTATTGCACAGGAGAAAGCTGCGGCAGAAGAGTACGACCGCCAAAAACGTCAGAGAGAAGCAGCTCAGGCAGCTCGTGAGCGTGACCTGAAGGACATGTCGGACTACATCAAGCGTTACATGGCTCTCGTTGAGAAGAAGCGTGAGATTGCCGAGAAGGCAGGTATATCTCCGTTCTTCAAGAACGATCAGGGTCTGAAGAATATCAAGGCAGAGATAGATACATTGCTTGAGAGGCTTGGAAAGGTTAGAGGAGATATTACTCTTTATCAGAATGCAATCGGAACCGGTACGAAGGAAGGTGTCTCCTTCGGACAGCAGGGCTTGAAGGAAGCCAATGCTGAAGCGGAGAAACTGATGGGTACAATAACAGCTCTTCAGAACGTTTACGATACTCTCCGTGTCAGCCAGGCAAATGTCAAAGACTTGATAGGTCAGACTCCTCAGAAGCAGAGACAGGACGATATTCAGAAAAGAATGTCTGAATATTACTCTAATCTCGAAAAGTCTTCAGCGAAGCAGGAAGCACAGGCCGTAAGAGACGCTGTTAAGGCGAAGCGTGAAGATATTGCGGCCGAGAAACAGCGTCAGGCGGAGATTAAGAATGCCGAGCGCCGATATGATTCTCTCGGCAATAAAGTCCGCCAGCTTCGTTCAGAATACAGCAGAGGTATCTCCATCGGCGCAGATGTAAGCAAGGCAGAAGGCGAGATTAACAGACTCCTTGCTTTAATGAGAACCCTTAGAGATATCAGGGGAGAACTTTATTCAGGGAACTGGAAGAACAGCCTCGGTACGCTTGGCAATATGGGAAGCGGTCACGATACCACATTAGCTTCGAGGGTTCTTCAAGACCAGAAGGCAGTAAATCAAGAGGTTCAAAGAGGCGTTGAGCTTGAACGGAAGCGTCAGCAGGAGATTGCTCAGACGGCTGCAAAGGTTCAGTCTGATTTGGTCCGCGGCTTCGAGAGAGCCAACAGTCATGCAGGAAAGCTGAATTCAACTGTACAGGACTTGAAGTCGCTTTTCTTGCAGGGAGGTCTCGTGTTCGGCGCACAGCAGTTTGCTATGAGCATCATCACTACTGGTGGTGAGATGGAAAAGCAGCATATTGCTCTCCAATCCATCCTTGGTGACATGCAGAATGCGAACACGATGTTCAATCAGATTAAGGAACTCGCTCTTAATTCGCCATTTACGTTCTCTGAGCTGAACCGAGACGTTAAGCAGTTGGCTGCGTATGGAGTTGAGTACGACCAGCTCTATGACACAACCAAGAGGCTTGCGGATATGTCTTCCGGCCTTGGTGTTAGCTTTGACCGTATAGCATTGGCGTTTGGTCAGGTACAGGCTCGTGGTTGGCTCGATGGTAAGGAGCTCCGTCAGATTGCTTATGCAGGTATTCCTCTGCTTGAAAAGTTGTCTGAGTTCTACTCTAAGCAAGAGGGTCGAAATGTCTCAACATCAGAGATTAAAACACGTATATCTAACCGAGAGGTAAGCTTCGATGATGTAAAGTCTATCTTCTGGAAGATGACAGATGCAGGCGGTCAGTTCTATAACATGCAGCAGGTTCTGAGTGAGACTTTGCTCGGACGCTACAATAAACTGAAGGATGCCTGGGAGATCATGCTTGCTGAGTTTGCGAGTGGTGATTCGCTCGTTGGTAAGTTCTTCAAGACCGCCATTGATGGAGCAACAGCTCTGGTTCAGTCTCTGCACACTCTTGCGATGCCTATTGGTGCAATATTCGCCGGCTACGCATTCAAGAAGATGGCGGCAGGAAATACGGCTTCCAGCTTTCTTTCGAATAAGGCAAATCTCGCATTTAATATTCAGAATAAGGTGTTGCAGGGTCAGGCTCTAACACAGATAGAGCAAAGAATTCTCGCAACGAAGAATCAGATTACAGGTGCTGATTTGAGAGCGTTGGCTAATGCAAAAGCATTAACTACAGAGAAGCTTAATCAGTTGAGATTGTCAGGCAAAATCACGGCAGAGCAGTATAATATTTACAGAGGTATTGTGCTGAGACAGACCGGCGAGAAGACTGTTAGGATGGAATTGCTGCGTGCATTGGCGACAATGCGCTCTATGTCTCTTACTACCACTTTTTCTTCTTTAAAGAATGTGTGGACAGGATTCCAGACGTCGGCTTTGGCTGCATTTAGAGTTATAGGTACAGGAGTTAAGACTCTTGCTGCTGGAATCTGGTCGGCTATAGGAGGTTTACCTGGTCTTATCGTTACTGCTGTTACTTTTGGCATCACATACGCTATCAGTGAGTATCAGGAGCTCAGTCAAAAGATTAATCAGACTCAGGACGAGATAGCCGACAAAAATAAGCAGATAAGAGATTTTCTCCGTGATAACAACGTGAACATCGCAATATCTGGTGGCGACACAAAGGAGATTGACAATATGATTGATAGCTACAAGGAAAAGTTGAAAGAACTTGCTCCTTATAGTTACAAGAACATGTTGATGACAGCGAACGAGGAGAACGATCACAAGAAGAGGCTGCAATATCTCGAACAAGAAATAAAACTTCTCAAGGAGGCAAATGACATTGCGAGCGCAAAGCTCAACAACAGAGGCTATTATTCGGATTTGAGTGATGCAACGGAAGATGTTATTGATGCCTTCAAGAAGAGAGAAGAACTGCGTGTTGCAGCTATGTCCTCCGACGACGATTCCGCGGGATATAAGTGGTTGTATGATCATGAAACTGCATACAGCAACTATATAGAATCACTGAAGAATGAGCTCGCGAAGAGGTTCGGCGATATCGGGAAAGATGAAAAAATGCGTGAGGCTGCCATGCAAGCAATGAGTGGTATATTCTCCTCAATGGGTATTCCAGAGGATAAGGCGGATATTATCAGAGCATCTATCTTGCAGGCATTCGGATGTGGAGACAAGAGCGCATGGTTGCAGACAGAGGTATCTAATAGTATGATTGCTTTGATTGATAAGTCTTTCCCCATGATTGGAGAAAAGATAAAGGCAAGTATGCCACTTAACGACGCGGAGAAGGCGAAGGTGAAGGAGCTGATGAATGATGCCAAGAATGGTCTCGTTAAGCAATATCCTGAACTTGAACATACTCTTCAGAATATGCTTGCTGCATCCAACTTTCAGGCTGTTATCAGACTCGTTCTTGATGGCGGAGAAAAGCTGAATAACTTGCAGAGTGAGCTTGTGAAAAGAATACCAAGCAGATATAGCGGTCTCATTATGAGCGAGACATCAGGAAAGTACAAAGCGTTTGCAGAAAAGTGGGGCAAAGAGGATAGCTGGTATTCCGCCAGAAATGCAGCGCAGTCTGATATTGATAAAGCAAAGAACGAGTATCTTTCCGCTAAGGCTTCTAAAGCAAAAAATGCCGGTGAACTCTATACGGCTTGGCAGACGGTAAAGCAGGCCGCAAAAGATTTGCTTTATTACGACTATGAAGGAAGCGGCAAAAAGTCCAATAAGGTTCCGAAAGGAAGAACCAGGAATACCGGAAACCAGGAGGACAAAGAGCTCGAAACTCTAAGGAAGCGTGTCGAACTCTACAAGAAATTCTACGCTGAACTCGAAAAGTACAGAAAGATGTACGGAGAAGAAGGAGCCATGGCGCAGATAAGACACGACAAGGAGTTTAAGAACTCTGTTTTATCTTGGGGACTTTCGGACCCTGGAACTTACGGAGTGTCGATAGAAGAGCTGATGAAACGCGTACGGTCGTCAACGCAGAAGCGAAAGGAGTATAAAGAAAGTCAGCTTGCAGATATTCATGCCAAGAACAGGAGTATCGAGGAAGAGCGCATCAAGTCGACCAACAGTCAGTTGTCAAAACAGCTAAACATCCTCTCAAGTCAATACGAAACATACAAGAAGATATATGAGCTGACTGGCAACAGCGAAGGCTCATCGCTCCTCGCCTTCGGGCACGTGCAGTCTGGAACCTATCAAGACTATCTGAAGGAACAGATGAAATGGGCCATAGGCGACCATAACCAGAGGACTGGCCAGAACCTCAGTGCCGACGACGTGCTAAAGATGAGCGAGAGTGACTTCAAGAAACATGTCGGCGATGAGAGTGAAAACGCTTCTGTTATCTACAAGGAATGGACGGAAGAAACGAATCGTATTAAGAAGGAGACCATCGATCTGATGGCTAACCTGATTGAGAAGAATGCAACCATCGCCCAGCAGATTGATGATGAGAATCGCAAATACGAGAGACAGCTTGAACTCATCAAGGGCATCGAAGACCCACAGATGAGAGACAGAGCCAAGGCCGGTGCCACAAAGACTCACAATGAGAATGTGGCGAAGCTTCAGTTTGAGCAGTTCAAACAAGAATCTGACTGGGTTACCATCTTTGATGACCTTGACAGGGTATCTTCTGCTACCATCAGCTCGATGATTACGAAGATAGACGATTTTTCGAGAACGACGGGATTATCGGTAGAAGTAGTGAAGCAACTGAGAGATGCCCTCGACAAGCTAAGAAAAGAGGACATTGACAGAAACCCACTACCATACATCTTCGGGGCCGTAAATCAAGGAAACGCTATAGGAGGATACTTGAAAGGTAACCTCGGTGTGCAGTACATGAATGGCAAAAAGTATGTGCCTACCGCAGAACAAGCCAAGAAGATGGGTATAGAATGGAGTGCTGCCGGGTATAGCAAAGATGAGCTTGCGAGCAAACAGAAAGGAAAGTATGCAGACTCATCGAATGCCATCAATGCGCTTGCAGGAAAGTTTAAGGCATTGGAAAGCGCTCTTTATCCAGTGATAGGTTTGTTTAAGGCAATGGGTGAAGAAGATTCCATTCTCGGGCAGATAACGGGAGGCGCAAGCAATGCACTTGGTGCGGCATCGCAGGTGTCTGGTGGACTGAATGCTTTGGGTCTTGGTAACCTTGGTCCTTATGGAGCTGCTGTTGGTGCGGGGTTAAGCGTTGCAAGTTCTCTGATAGGGGCTTTTGGAGCAGATTATTCAGAGTACAACAAAGCGAAGCAGAAGTACGAAACGCTTTCTTCGATCTGGGATTCTCTCATCTCCAAGAAGTCGGAGTACATGAACATTCACTGGGGTACTGAGGCTGCAAACGCCTCAAAGGAAGCCCAGGAGATGCTGGAAGCTGAGATAAAGCAGACGAAGGTGATCGCCATGAAGAACTTCAACTCAGGTGCTTCGGCAGGAAGTCACTCTATCAAGGTGAGAGACTGGGAGAAGCGCGGGTGGAAAGAAGCTGCCCCCGAAATATCCAAGAGATACGGCGTGAAGTTTGACAACATGACCGACATTCTGGATATAGACTACAAGGTGCTTCAGCAGATAAAGAAGGACTATGCGGAACTTTGGGCTAATCTTGACCAAGACACAAGAACCTATCTTGACAAACTGATAGAGTACGGCGAGAAGTCGGAGGATATGATAGAGTCGCTGACTGAGAAGCTTACCGGCAACAAGTATTCCGACCTCGTTTCCGCCTGGGGTGACGCAATGGCCACGATGTCGAACACATCTGACAACCTTGTGGACCATTTCGAGGAAAATCTAAGGAATGTTATCTTGAAATCCATGATAGAGAACCTTTATGGAGAGAAGATAAAAGCTCTGATAGAGAAGACCAAGAAGTATGGCGACCCTAATGGCGGTACGGAAAAGAAGCTTGACACAGCAACGGGAAAAGTAATGTCCGAGTACACCAACACAGAGATGGATGAGATAGGCAAAGACCTTGCTGACGTGACAAAGCAGATAGAGGCATCAAGAGATTATCTCAAGCGGTACTACGGATGGAGCGACAACAGCAGTTCTTCTCTTACAAATTCTGTAAAAGGGATAACGGAAGAGACAGGAGACCTGATTGCCAGTTACCTCAATAGCATACGTCTTGATGTGTCAGTAATAAGAGAGGAGCAAGTGAAATGTATGTCGGAATCGAACGAGATAGCCAAGTCACAACTAACACAGTTGAACTTCATATCTGCCAACACCCTAAGAAACGCTGAAGCAGCAGAGCGAATAGAACGCGTATTCGAGGAGTATAGCAGTAATTTCAACATGGTTATCAACGGCGTTAAGTCTATCAAGGTAAGATAATGTAATGATTAAGGGCGTGATGAAGTATATTCGCGCCCTTAATTGCATAAATATACATTGATATTTTCATTTTACTTGTATAATTATACAATTAATTGTATATTTGCATCATAATAATTGATTTTGAGTTATGAAAGATTATTTCAGAATTTATATGCAGAAAGAAGGTGATGGTGCCAAGGTAATGGACACTATAACCGATTTCGGTATGTACGTAAGCGAGAGCCCGTTCAAGCCATGCGACGCAGTGAAGGAGCCTGTAAAAAGGAGCTGGTATGACGAGCACGGAGACGATGAATATATAGGCAAAGACGGCCTGTATATGGCAGCTTACGAAAACAAGGTAAAGTTCCTGTTTAAGGGAAAAGTTTATGGGGCGAACGAGAAATGCAGGAGCTTTGTGAATTATCTCCGAACAACAGGTATGATGAAGATGTATTGCGACTTCAATAAGATTGGCAGGCAGCACGTGAGGCTGAAAAGCATAGACCCTGTGCTGTACAGGGACCCAGAGAATGAAGACTTATTGGTGATGAGTGTTACCTTTAAGTTTAATGACCCCGTGACAGACATTAAGCCAGTGATGGGTGCGGACGGAAACATAACGAACTTAACCTGATGCAGACATGAGTAGGTGGAACATATATCATAAGGACGGAACAAAGCTTACAGACGTGAACGATGACGAGGTTGTCGTTCACGGATTGCAGTACTCAGACAAATGGATGGGAGACTGCTTCCTTACCGTTGACTTCAAAAACAACGCTCCAATCAACTTTAAGATAGGCGACTACATCATATACCGAGGAGAGCGCTTCGAGTTGAACTATGAGCCAGGAAAAGACAAAAAGGCAAGTCTAAACACATACGGAGAGGGCTTCGTGTATGACAGCGTAAAGTTCAATGCGTTGCAGGACGAGTTGTCGAGATCGGAGTTTCTCGACGTGGTTCTGAACGACAACGAACTGCATTATACTGCCCTGCCAAAGTTTTCATTCTACGTAGAGTCGCTTGACGACCTTCTCGACAGAATACAAGCCAACCTTGACGAACAGATCGGCAAGGGTGTGTGGAAAGTGTACTCACGCAACAAGAAAAGGTCTTTGCAGAGAGGCTGTTCGGATGCGGACTGGACGAATGTTTATGGAGGAGGAACACCTAAGAACGTTATCGAATCCAAGTCAATCACCGTTGACGGAAAGACCTGTTGGGAAGCTTTGGCCTTAGTAAACAGCGAGTGGGATGTAAACTTCATTGTAAGAGGTCGGAATGTGTACGTTGGAACGGCAGGCGTGCTCGCAAACAATATCTTCAAGTACGGGCTTGGAAAAGGGTTAAGTGAGTTGATCCAAAACGCAGACTCAGAACAGCAAATCGTGACAAGGCTAAGAGCTTACGGTTCTGAAAAGAACCTCCCGTCTCACTACTACGCAGACCTCGGCGTAAAGTACTTCTGTAACATCACAGAGGTGAACACGGCAACAAGTTATCTGTCAGTGTATATCGACATGGAGTACATTGACAATTATTTCACCATCCCAAGAGTTTTCGTACCTAATGACGGGACGGGTAAAGAACAGACGTACGGATACGTCCTGAAGGTGACGTTTGACTTTCAGACGGTCATTACCAGTGTTGTGACAGCTTTGAGCAGCGGGCAGGCCGTAATGTTATACTCGGAAGTGAAGAACAACATGGAAGACAACGGAGACGAGCCGTCAAAAGAAAATCTTGACAGGTTTATTGCACAGGTAAACGCAGGAAACAGAAAAATATACATCGTAGACGGCCTTAACAAGAAGGCAGTTCCGTCTTCGATGAAAGAGTATGCAAAGAATCTGCCGAACAACATGTCTATCAACAGGCTGATGTTGCCAGGATTCCCCCATGTTTCACTTAACGACTACTACAACTCGCTGAGTAAGGCTGATAAGGAATATGTAAACCCAACGGGCAAGGAGCATATCTTTTCGACCAATCCATACAGGCCCTATATTGACTCTGTGAACATACAGCAGATTGGTCTGCGTTCCGCATCGCAATATTTTGATAACGATGACAAGACCAACGGTATCGTAGAGATATACCCTACAATCGAAGAAATGGTTATCGGTGGCGTGCGTGTTGATGAGATTGACGAGGGCGTTGCACCAGGTGACAACGGAAGGTTTGAAGACGGACAAACCGTAAACAATGTTGACATCTACCTGAATCCGTCTATCGACTTCGACATCAATGACCTGAAGGACAGTGATTTCTCTATCGCCATGAAGGATGGTATGTGTGGAGGAAGGACCTTTAAGGTAGCATCATCGGTAAAAGAGAACGGCAGATGGAGGTTGACTATACAGAGAGTAAAGGACGATGCCTTGGAGTTGTGGTTCCCATACAAAGACTATCCTATCAGAAAAGGAGATCACTTTGTGCTGACAGGTATCATCCTACCCGACTCTTATGTGAACGCAGCGTCACTAAAGCTTCTGAAATATGCCATTGCCTACATAGACAAGAACGACTACACAAGGTATGTGTACCAGCCCAAGGTGGACGAAGTGTTTATGGCCAGACAAAACGACCAAGCGACTGAAGATAAAACCGGAACCATCAAGAGCCTTCACGACACGCTGAAGGCCGGCGACATCATGGAGTTTGACGATGATGACTTACACATAGGGGGCAAGGTGACCATTGACCAGCTCGTTATAAGAGAAAACGAAGGAGGCATACCAACCTATGAAGTAACTCTGAGGAATGACGTAGAAGTCGGAACGATGGCTAAGATAAAGCAGCAGATTTCGTCACTTGAGTCAGGAAACGGAAAGGTTAGTAGCGAGACATCGAAACAGATAACCGACTCGACTATCAATGAAGCTTCAAAACACTTTCTGTCGAAGCTAAAGGATGACACCGCACAAGGCGTGATTACCTTCATCAAAGGACTGGTAAGCGAGGCTTTAGTGAAGTTGAACGGAGGTACTTACTTTGGTAAGGGCGGAGCGTTGATAGACGATGCAGGAAGAGCAATCTTAGAGTCCATACAGTCTATCGACTACGACAACGAAGCAGAGCAGGGCTTCGCTGTTAAGAAGGAGAAGAACGGAAAGTATCACGCCTTTATCACCAATCTTACCATTTGGGGAAAGGCTATCTTTAACCAACTGGAGGTAAGGAAACTGTCGTATGCAGGAGGTAATGTGTACCTATCGGGTGCAGGAAGCAAGATAGTGAAGGTTATACCTGTAATATGGGAAAGCGAGAGCAGTGAATGGATAGAGGAGTCTGTGGAGATGTGCGAAGGCTGGCTCTGTTATCTCTTGGCGGATGACGGAACTACGGCTACACAGAACCTGTGGAGAGAGGGCGACCAAGTGAGATGTAAGACTATCGGAACGTTGGCTACTGGAACCACGAACGCAAGCAACAAGAGCTACTGGCGAACAATCCCTGAGCACGGCGTATCGAGTGTGAACGAGAAGATATATGACGGATATGGCAACGAACTGTATGGAGGACAGATGTTCTCGTGGATTGTAATCGGCAAGCATTCTTTGTCGTTAGACTCGATGACTGAGGAGCTTGCAACGGCAGAGATAGGTGGTATTCCTGAAGCAGGAGACACTATTGTGCTTGACGGACACAGAGCTGTTTTTGTTGGAGGACAAATTGTTGACGATGACAGCAGAAAAGGTGTGCTGATACTGGAGAGTACTGGCGAGAACACACCTCGCATCGTAGGCTTCAAGGATGTGGACGGATATACACACAAAGGCAAAGAGGTGTTTGTTTTTTCTCCTGACGGTTCGAGATTCTACAGCAATCTGTTTGAATGGGTATCTCCAAGCGGTGACACCATGCACATGGTGAACTACAGAGGTGAGTGGAAGGCAGGAAGCTATGACTACTACGACCAAGTGAACCATAACAACGCCCTGTGGACTTGTATCAACGAGAACGGAACAAGTCAAGAGCCTTCGGACGCAAACAGCGACTGGCAGAAGGTGTTGTCGGGAGAAAAGGGAGGCAAAGGAGACAAAGGCGAAAAGGGAGATAGAGGTGACGAAGGGCCACAGGGACCTAAAGGAGAAACAGGTGCGCAGGGCGAAACGGGCGCACAGGGACCACAGGGCGAGAAAGGAGAACAAGGTACTCCTGGTGTGAACGGAAATGACGGAGAGGACGGAGTGAGCATACTTCTCGTACAGCCCATCGTGCTCGACACTAACGATGACGGCATCGTGTCGGACACCACGGCAGAAGGACGAGTAATGGTGATGAGAGGTGGCGAGAATGTTACTAACGAGTGCTCAGACGTAAGGGTGAGCTATATGCAGAACTGTACGGCTGCGGCAAGCTTGGCTACAGGATACATAAAGGTGAAGCTCAATTCTGTGAACACTATCACTCTGGCGAGCGGAGACAAGGTGTCGGTGAGCGAGGGATTTGTCACAATCACATTCTCTCTCGGAGGGAAGAGCTACAGTACACAGGTTCCATTCTCTGTGAATGTGACAAAGTACATGGGCAGTGTAAAGGCTACGGCCAAGCAGTACCAGTCGAAATTTGAGGCACTGGAGAAAGACCTGAAAGGAAGTAATCCTACCGTTCTCAACGCCTACACATCTACTATCAAGCAGACAGCAAAGGAGATTACTCTCAGCGTGACTCAGAACCAGCAAGGACGGCATAACCTACTGCGAGATACGGCGCTGACAAGGAAGGGCGATATATATTACTCGGACGGCCTATTCCAGCCTACGATAACACAGGGCGTGAACGGCCATAATGCCATCCGCTTCTCGGTGACGGGTGACGGAACGCCTCAGTACAAGGGGCTTTTCTGGGGACGGACCGTCAACGGCATCGCTGTAAAAAAGAATACCGACTATACCTTCTCGGCATGGATAAAGAGCGACACAAAGGATTTGAAGATTCGTTCAGAAGTGTACAAACTGCCAGCCTTGCTCAGTAATAACAGAGGAGAGAATATTCTTGCAACAAGCGGCGATATGCAGTGGCTGACGAAGGAGAACGAGGTGAACCAATGGAGGCAGGTGAACTACACATTCAACTCGGGCGACGCAGAGTTTATCGAGGTGAATATCTTTGTCTACAACGGCATAACCGTGGACGGAACCTTTGGTTATACTGCCTCGGGCAACGGATGGATATGTATGCCGATGTTGGAGGAAGGAAGCGAGTATACAGGCTGGACTCCTGCGGAAACGGACTACGACTATGTGGGAGGAAACCTTTTGGAGGACACGATGGCACTGACCAAATCGTCTGACAAAAGCAATCTCCAGCTTGCCAGCGGACTGATTATGTTTGAAAAATACGAAGGCTGCTACGGTATATTGTACAACAAAAATAACTCGGCAGAGTCTCAGTTCACAGAAGTCTTGCAATATAAATTTCCAACAACAGCTACCCTTTCTGGTCAGGCGAGAATAGTAAAGAAGCAGGACTATGTGTTCTCCTTCGTTGCCAAGGGCAGCGGGAACATCAACGTTTTTCTCTATGGAGACAACGTTCATGCAAATATATATGCAGAATCCTGTGAAGGAAACGAATATACGGACGGCTGGGCTGACGGATTCGTACAGCTCGCACTTACCTCGGCCTATAAGCGGTACTGGGTGCATTGGCGAATAGAGGACTATACTGGCGAGGGAGCAGAGGTGATTCCAGACAAGGTGCTGATACGTGTTCCAGGCGATACTGAAGCTTGGGTGACAAAGCCGAAGCTGGAGGAAGGCGCACAACTTACTGATTATACAGAACGGAAGACCGACCTCATCGACAGAGCCACAGCCAAGGCGGCAGGACTTGAGATTACATCGAGCGGAGTAACTCTGTATGGCGCGAAGATCAAGGTGGAGAACACACTCTCTACCGGTCAGACTACGACAGCCGCGCTCTTTACAGACGGAGCCATCAATGCGGCTCTGATACTGGCGCAGATGCTTACATCGCAAGGACTCAACGGACAGATGGTGAGGATAGCCGATGGCCTTATCAATATCTACGGAAAGGCAGGAACTGCAAACATCCGCTTCGGTCTGAACAGTTCGGGACAGGCCGTGCTGTCATACTATGACGATAATGGGAACTTTCTCTACGACCTCGGCCCTGCTGGTGTCGCCTCGCTTAGCAAGACCGACGCGAAGATAACTTCTGCGCAATATATCAAAGCAGAGGATGCAGGACTGACGACTCCGCTCGGAGAGAATGTAGATCTTCCGTGGGTTGACACAACGAAGTCGTGGTACACGGCAAAGAAGGACAACAACTACATTCTTTTCGTTAAGGGTGCGACGGGAAAACAGACAACCCTGTATCGTTACTCAGCACCAAGGGTGAACGGAAAGATAGTAGCCGACTCGGCTAACGGATTGAGTACCTACGACCTTGCGAGTGCAGCCGACGGAAGGACGTTTACGAGCCGCACAATGGTGAAGAATGGTGCGCTGACAAATCTTGCGGATGGCGTGTTCCTTACTGCGGATGCCAAGGTCTACGACAACACAAAGCTGGTGCCTGCCATCAAAAAGGGACAGAGCGTGACAAGGCCATCCTTCTATGTACAGATAGCTTCCTTTAGCGCAACGTACATGGCACCCGAATTTCACGAAAAAATCTATTCAATACAGACGGAAACCACTTTCGGTAATTTAGACGCAGGAATAATGAGCAACAATAATAATTACTAAGCGGATATGATAACATATAAGGAATTGTATGCTACGCCTTTGGAAACGAAGGTTGCGACATGGAAAAATAATGAGGTGCGTCTTGCTGTGAACGAACGCAAGACAGAAGACGGTGAGTATCTGTATGACTGCGTGCTACTCGGCATGAATACCGATGCGGAGCCTACAGAAGAACAGCTAACAGAGGCTCTGAGAAACAAGTGCATCGAGCAGATAACGGAGTACGATAAGAGCGCAGAGGTGAATACGTTTTATCTCAACGGCGAGGCTCACTGGCTCGACTTCGAGACAAGAGATAGGGTATATCAGGGCAATGAGCGACTTATGCGAATGGGGAGAACGGAAACGACCCTGTGGCTCGACGGCGAGTGTTATACCCTGCCTATTGATACAGCTCAAGACCTCATCAGCAAGATAGAAGTCTACGCCAAAGACTGCTACAATGTTACGCAGACTCATCTTGACAAGGTTGCTGAGCTACAGACGATAGACGCATTGATAGCCTATGATATTACGGCAGGTTATCCAGAAAAAGTACGATTAACAATTTAATTTTATAGCTATATGAAGAAAATCGTTAAAGGTAATGACTTCACACTGAAGATACCAGTGAAGTTCAAGCGCATACCTCTTGCGTTTGAGATAGTTTAACACAACTAAAATGAAAAGACTATGTATATACTGAGTGTTATTTTGTTTCTTCTCTTGGGAGGGTTTCTGCTTCTCGCAGCAATGAGGTTCGGTGTTCCTGCGATGGTGAGCGATGTGTATTATCAGTTACAGGGATGTACTGGAAGTGAGGTAATTGGCGATAAGCGCAAGCGAAACTATGGATGGGTGTTCACTGCTGTAATGGTTACGTGTGCGATACTGATGATGGTGTGTATGCTCGACACAGGTAAGGGCGTTCAGTTCCTTGCCTTCTTGGGCTGTGGAGGACTGATGTTTGTTGGTGCTGCACCAAACTATCTTGATGCTGATGCTTACCCTATTCACAAAGGAGGTGCGCTTATAGCTGCGGCAGGGTGTGTAGGCTGGTGTCTGTCGGTATGCTGGGTGCCAACGGCTGTAATAGCTCTTATCTATCTGCTACTCGTAAGCTGTTCGGACGATGACGAAGGATATAAGCCTGTGTGGTATATGGCAGAGGTGGCAGGATTCTTGGATGTGTTTTTGACATACTGGATAACAGATTGATAGCAAAACGCCGTTGTTGATAGCAATAAGATGGTTTAGTAAAGTTTAACACTAACAATTTGACATTTTTCTTGCGTTATTGCCACAAAAGTGTAACTTTGCAACCATCTTATTTTGAATCTTAAAACCGAAAATTATGAATAAAGAAGACGAAGGCGACCTATTAAGGTGGTTGCAAGACAAAGACGTCAGCGAGGTTATGGATTTGCTGATGAAACATGGTAACAGATATTCACGGAGAATCTTGAAGTTCTTCCGCTGGTTCTGTAAGTACGTTCCAATAATCATTATGTGCTTACACGCTTATGGAATGTGGGATTTTAGCCAGCATCCAAGGGAAATGTTCATAACAAACAATGAGAATTTTCCATGCTATTTATTCATCTATTTTATGGTTTATATTTTACCTATGGTTTTGATATTAGCAAGCCGATTCTTCTTTTTGTGTTGGAGATATAGAATACCATTTTTCTACTTCTTCGGTATCAACGCTGCCCATATTGTAGAGTGGAGTTGGTACACAACTCAAGATATGATTGATTCGTGCTTCACAGTCATGATAGTAACGGCAATGTTTTATATATACGGATTCTGTGACATGTTTATCAGCAAAACCAAGTTAGGACGAAAAATCTGTGCATAATATGGGAAAGATACTAAATTATAAGATACTCGGAACAGCTTTAAAGTCGCTAAGTGACGCTTGCTTTAAGGCTGATGAGCAACAGAGAAATGGAGAGAAGATCACCGCTTGCGGAATGAGCGATGAGGACCTGGATAGACTGTGTGATATCATCCCCGATATGCTCAACCCGATGATGAGCACAGAGGAGGTAAAAGAGAAGCTTCACGTTTCTGATGCTACACTTAACAGGATGGTTGCAAAGGGTGTCATTCCGAATGGTGAATGCAAGAAGCGAGGACATACGAGATATTTTAAGAAGTGGGATATTCTTCACTATATTAAGAGTAAGAGAAAATCTTAACGTATTATGCCTACGCAGCACGGATAAGCGAGTATGTATGAGTATTGTGGACTTTGTGTCTCAGACTTTGATTATATTAGCAATGATAGTCGTCATTAATTGCACGTTCATTGCATACCTATACATTATGCATGAGTACGAGAAGGTCGATAAGTTCTTCCTGGCTTGGGTAACGATGTCAACTATGGTATTGACAATGTGGTTCGGAGTTGGACTGTATTTGTATTTTAATTGTTTCTTATAAGCTAAAGAGAGGTAAGTGATTGCCTCTCTTTTTGTTTTCAATCCTTTCCAATGTTTGCAAGATTGGAAAAGATTTTTATTCCCCCTATATTAGCTCAAAATGATATTACCTACTATCACCTTAAAACACTGATAATCAACCAATAAAAGAAAGTGTGATAGAGTTATATTTGTTCTTATTAATTCGCTGTACCTTTGCATCGTAACGTTACAATAGTGTTAGTTAATATTAAGGATTTCAAAAGATTGTATTATGGAAATGACAGATGCAAAAGTCGTAGAGAAGAAAATCTACGAAGAGGGAAAGAAGCACGATGAGTATGCTTCTAAGGCAACAGGTAATGCTGGTCTTACCCTTGGTATCATCGGCACAGCACTCGGTGCAGGTGCTTGGTTGCTTGGCGGTAACAACCGCAGCGTATTTGGCTCACTCGGCAGCAATATGCCTGAGAACGTAAACATCAACACTTACGGAGCTAACTCAAGCTCAAATCAGCCAACCGCATTGCAGGTAATGGAGAAGGAATGCGCTGATGAGGTGAAGCTGCTTACCGACATGTTCGGTTTGAAGCTCGACACCGCTAACAAGTTCTACGCTATGCGTGAAACTGACATCGCAGAGAAGTTCTCTATGTACAAGGGTGCTACAGATGCTATCAACGCTGAGAGCCGCCGTGCAATGCAGGCTGAGTTCGGTCTGTACAAGTCTCAGATTGATGCGGACTTCGGTCTGTACAAGAATCAGAGAGACCAGTACGATGCGTTGCAAGCTAAGTATTGCGACCTTGACAAGAAGGTGGCCGTAATGGAAGCCCTCACTCCTTACAAGGAGAAGCTGATGATGGCTTACGTGAACGAGAAGACATGTAACTGTCTTCGTGGTCAGTTGGTACTCCCATCTACGCCAGTAGTTTCTGGTTACGGCAGCTACGGCTGTAACTGCGCCACTCCCTCCACTCCCTCCACTCCCACTACAGGAGCGTAACAGAGCAGCAAGGAAGTCTGTAAAAAGGACTAAGAAAAAATGAGTTGGTGAGGGGTGTCTGCCCTCGTTGGCGGATGCCCTCTCACCTCTCTGTAATATATCACCAACTTAAAGATATTGATTATGATGAATTTTGGAAACAGCCCTTTGCTTGATATGGGCACAAGTCAGCAACAGCAGCCGCAGATGTTGGATGCAGAGCTACAGAAGATGTATGAGGCAATACAGCAGAAGCGAGCCTCTATCAATATGCAAGCGCAGCAGTCTTCCACCCCTTTATGGGATGAAATTGATAAGATTGAGGATAATCTTACAGGAGCGCAAAGGCAGTACTTGATGCAAAACCAGGAGTACGTTAATAGCTTACAATATGTGTCTAAGTTAGTGCAAGATGAGGAGTTGCGTATCATACGCCCTCGTATTGAAAGCACTCAGCAAGGACAGGAGGCATTGAAGAAACATCTATCTTTGATGCAAAGATTGAGAAAAGAAGTAGCGCAGGCAGAGGAGCAGAAATCTGCCATGCTCAACGATTATATGACTAACCACAGCGACAAAACTTGGCAAGAATACCTCGTATGGTACAACAAAACAAAGAAAGGAGGGGTTAAGAAATGAACATAACGGAACTTAAAGAGAAGCTGCTTACATCGGTAGACCTGTGGGCAGACGCAAGAATTGACGATATGATAAAAGGAAACCCAATGTTGGCAATTCCTTCCGTCTATATGAAACGTGCGGCGCACAATATCATATCCATCAACAAGGAGAAGTTAGGTAAAACTATTGATAATGCAGCGCTGTTTATCGGTGACGAGAATGGTGATATTAATGTAGATACCATCTTTGACGATGCCATGCAGATGCTAAAAACAATTGACAACTATAGCTTTGAGATTGGATTCATAAGCGGTAGGATTGATGGCGGAACTCTGTATATCGACCTACCCGACAATATCTTCACGGCACTTCTTTTCGGGAGCAAGAAGAGTATTAGTTTTGGAGAGAGCGATTTTGCTGAATTAAAAAATTTATTAACTGAATAATACGGATATGGAAGAATTGATGAAAAACTTTGATGAGCTATATGGAATAATGGCTACGTCGGCAAACGTGAAATACATGCGCGTGTTTGGTGATACCATGCGCTGCATGATGAAGGATATGGCGGACAGGCATCCCGAACTGGCACAAGAGTATATCGAGAAACTATGTGCCATCAAGTGGAAGAACTACCTTACGAAAAAGGAAGCTTTGTCCATCATTCAGAAAATGGATCCAAAGGCTACTTGGGACATGCAAGTGTGGTCCGGCGAAATGAAAAAGCACAATCTACACACAGAAGACAGCCCTTGCTATAACGACTATGCCTTGTACGTGGCCATGAATCAAGTGGTGAGCGATCATGGAGAAACCGTAGCAAAGATTCTCGGCAAGGACAGTTTGAGCGACATTGATGATGACCATCTTTTGGTGTACGCATATAGCCTTGCTGTCGACTTGCTAAAAGACAAGGACGGCGTGTATGATATCAGAGAGTATTTCATGAAATAAACATTAAAAAAACAGATAATGAAAAAGGTTTTTGAGAATGTCGTGTCGTGCGAAGACATGCAAGAGTTGAAGGCTTGCCTGCAAATCATGATAGAGAGTTGCGAGATAGGTATGAATAACAGCTCCATGCTTGAGATGATGAAGCAGATACAAGGAGAGGTGTCTGGTTGCAACTATGATGAAGAAATGGCCGATATGCACCTGTGTCTTATAGGTCAGCTGCACACGAAAGACGTAGCAAAAGACTATTGGCACGAAGTGAAAAACGACAAAATCAATATAGCAGACTGGTGTGTGCTATGGGGAGAGATGGTTAACAGAAATGACGAAAAGATAAGGAAGTGGTTCCCTAAAATAGGCACTATGGACTACGAGAGAAAAATCTTCGATGAGTGTATTTCGTTTCTCGCTAACGGAGAATTGCCATTTTATGACCTAAAAGTGTGACTTTTTGATCGTTATCTGATTGAGTTTCGGGATTTTATTGCTATATTTGCAGAAAAGACCGAAACTTATATTTTTTTTATTACAAATTATTCAGGATAACGATTATGATAGGTTTGTTAGATTCTTCCCAAATCCGGCAGATAGCGGTGACTATATTCTCTGCTATACTCGCCTTTGCAACGCCGACTGAAGGTTTCGTGTTGGCGCTGGTAATCGCTTTCGGCTTTAATATCTTCTGCGGAATGAGGGCCGATGGTGTAAGTGTTGTGCGGTGTAAGAACTTTTCTGCATCGAAGTTCGTAAACGCCATTTTGGAAATGTTGCTATACCTGACCATTGATTACGTCATATACGGCATCATGGTCGGTTGTAATGACGGAAGTAAGGCTTTGTTTGTAATCAAGATGCTCACGTATATATTCTGCTATGTGTATATATGCAACGCGTTTAAAAATCTCATCAAGGCATATCCTAAGAATATCTCGTTCAGGGTTATTTATTACATTCTGAGGTTTGAGTTCGCAAAGGCATTGCCGAGCTATTGGAAGCCGATATTGGAGAGATTGAGCCAGGAGTTTGATAAAAAAGAGGAGGAAAACGAGAATGGAAGTACTAATTGATAGGGCCTGGAAAAAGGACGACTATACTATCAGTCGTCTATACGTGAATGGTAAACTGTTCGGATGCAACACTCTTGAAGATACAGACAGAGGGCTGAATCAAGAAATGGACTTGAACGAAATCAAGAATAAAAAGGTATATGGGCAGACTGCGATACCAAGCGGCAGCTATGAATGTGTATACACCTACTCTAACCGGTTCAAGAAGATGTTGCCATTGCTTCTGAACGTCAAAGGATTTGGCGGAATACGCATACATAGCGGTAACTCTGCAAAAGACACAGAGGGTTGCATTCTTATCGGTAAAAACGATAAGAAAGGATGGGTTAGCGATTCCAGATTCTGGACCAACAAGCTCATTCAGACAATGAAGACAGCTTGGGATAAAAAGGAAAAGGTAACGATTATAATTCAGTAGCTTATGAAACTGATTGATAAGATAACAAGAGTTGTAATTGCTATTGCAGTAGCAATGCTGATTCTATCAATGTTCTGTAGATGCACTACTACAAAGTATGTTCCTGTTACAGAATACAAAGATAGGGTCGTAGTAAAGACGGATTCTTTATTGAAGACTGATTCCGTCTATGTGCATGATAGCGTATCTGTTTATATTAGAGGCGATACAGTGTTCAAGGACAAGTACCATCTTCAATATAAAGACAGATACATTGTAAGAAATAAATCAGATACTTTGATTGTACAAGATTCAATCCCATATAAAGTTGAGGTTGATAAGCAACTATCAAAGACCGACAGGACTTTCTTGAATATAGGTAAGATAGCTTCAGTTTGTCTTTTAATAGGCGTTCTCGCGTTTTTAGGTTGGATTTACTGGAAATTAAAGCTACATTAAACGTTCTTAGTTTTTTCTGATGTTTTTATTGGTTATTAGTTGATTTACAAACAAAAAGGGGTGACCACACGTGATGTGTAGCCACCCCTTTAATAATGGTTGTTATCTACCTGTTGATCCGTACCCGTTAGTACCGCGTTCTGTTTCCTCAAGCGTATCGACTTCTTTGAACTCTATGTCAACACAAACGTCAAAATGAATCTGACAAACCTTATCGCCAACCTTGTATCTTGGCATATTTGGCATTATGTGATAGAATACGGCAGAAATCTCTCCTATGAATCCCTCGTCAATAGTGGCTATACTGTTAGATAAAACCATACCTGTTTCCCAAACGGATGATCGCGGGCGGAGGGTAAAGCAAATATTGCTATCGAAATTACCTTTGACTGTGTTTTTTAACAACAAACTTGGCTGCAAAGCAAAACCAAGTTTGTACTTCCACACATTCGGTGCGAGTTCCTCTTCTGAAACAGCTACACAGTCATAACAAAAGTCACTTTTGTACTTACGGAAGGGAATTACCGCTTTTGGGTTTAATTTTTTAATGTTTACAATCATTGTTGTTTATTTAAAGTTAAAATACATACTTTATCACAAGACGTTTCTCTATCATTGATAGAGCACCATCCAACGCCGTAAGCGTCTTCGTTATTAAACCAATGGCAGTTGCCGCAACATTTTTCTTCTTTTTTCATATCAAAAACTTTTTCTCTTCTTAATATCATCTAACTCTTTCTTGATATTATATAAAACAAACTCAAGTTCCCTATTAGGTTCAAAGTTATTAAATCCTCTTAGCTTGCAATTATCAAGCCAAACTTTATCTTCAAGTTTTGATATTCTGAGATATACTTCATCATCAGTACTGCAACTATCCAGAATGTTTTCAATTATTCAAATATGCAAACGATTAACTTTATGACCGTCTAAGTAATATCGGATTATCTGCTTGTAACTCATATCAATTCATCATATCACTTTCGAGAATTTCTCTTATAGCTCTACCGCTGTGTCGTGCACGTTTTCCACCGCCAATCAAATCTGTATCTAAATAGTCATCTATTTGACTCCAAATAAGAGACCCTGGTACACATAATTCAACTTTTTTCTGTTTCATGCGCTACTTAAATTTAATGATAAAAAACTCTGTATCAAGCCACTTATCAGGGCATAAGCCTTTTTTCGGCTTGCCGATGGTGATGCTCTCAATCTCCTTCTCAATACGTGGGCTATCTTTGCGGTAGCCGTTGATAAAGAGGACGTGGGTGTAAGGGCGATAAAGCACCTCTCCGCAATATGTTTCTGCCGCCACATCATAAGCTACTTCGCAGTTAGTGGTCAGACGTTTAATCCAATAAGGTTTAATCTCCCGATACTCCTCTGTCTTTTCGCCAGCCACAATCTTATCAAACCATTGCTTACTGACGGTAAGGGTCAAAACTTTCTTTTCCATTTCTTTTCTTTTTAATTGTTGTTTCGCAGCACTCAGCAAGTCGCTCGGGGAACAGTTTAATAATTCTACACTTCTTCTAATTTCCTTAGCTTGAGAAGGAGTAATACGAACAGACTTTTCTAATCTGTTCTTTAAATTATTAGCTTCCCATTTCGTGACCCGTTTTGCTGCTTGAACTATTCTGTTATCAATCTTACATTGTAACAGCTTGATAGACCAATATGGCGATAATCTATCTATCGACCTAGCCCATATCTTTTTAGCCAACCTAATCTTCATAAGCTATAATTGCTTTAATTTATTGAATATCTTGGCAAAGCGGTGCATGTAATCAAAGTTAACGCTTTCACCATACTCACGCACCATTCTGTTATATAGCCAACGTAGATGCTCCGCATCCTCGTGGAACTCTTTAATATCTTGTTCGTCTAAGACTATTTGTTTCTTCATACACTATTTCGCCTTTCCGTAATATTTTTTTGATAATCCATTGAATCGCTCATAGTTCGGCAGCTTGGGAGAGATTTCAAACTTCATCGTTGTAACATCATATCCTCTATCAGTCATTTCTTTGACAAACTCTTTGGTGAAGACATTATCGAAGAGATAATGAGCATCTGTTTGTGTCATAAACCCTAGAGGATGATAAGCACCAATGCAGTTCTCTTTCTTATCCCAATATGCCGTTAGCTTATCTTTCTTTTTAAGAATCATGCGCTACTTCTCCTTATCGAATTTGTTGCCAACAACTTTAATATCCTTAGAGTATAGCGAATAAGTCTCACTATTAATCGCAACAAAAAATTCAGCGCCTTTATATTCGATTACTCCTTTTACCTTGGTTAAACCATTATATAATATGTTCCATATCTCACGCTCCACTATATCGCCTTCCCATATCTCATTACCTTCGCAGTCTGTCAATCCTGTGAACTGGCAGACAGTATTAGGGTCGACTGCTATCCAATTAGTAGCTTTACTTGTATGCTCAATAATTCTAGCACCATAGGACTCTTTCATTAAGTCACCTTCAACCCATTCTCCGTTATCAAGACGTTTAGCCTTGAACTTTATATTTTCTATTTTCATACGCTATAATTATTTAAGTTCTACTGGCTCATCGTTCCAGGATAATTCTCTTCCGATGAGCTTCTTAATACTTCCTTTAGGAAGGTCTGAAAAACCACAATATTCTGCATTCTTAAAGCTAATGGGTATCATCCATTGCTTACGAAGTCTGAAAGGCTTTTTCTCAAAAATACATTCTGAGCCATTTTTATCTACCGCAACCCATGCCATAACTATTCCTCCAATTTTGGACTCCAGTATTTTGTCCCACAGTAATCTTCCCCACATAGCTGTCTACTGCTCCGATACTGACAATTAGAACAACTTCGCTCGCTTGGATTCCACAGCATGAAATAAATTGCATTATAAAAACCTTGGTCATATATCTCTTGTTCAAATGCGTCAAAATTTTCCTTATAAGCTCCTTCTTCTTTTGCTTGTTGAATTATTTCATTTATTTTTTCATCAATTTCCATAACTATTCCTCCTCTTTCAAATAAGGACAAACAACTACCTTTCGATAGAACTTACATTTATCCTTGTAATCACAAAAATCACAAAAACACCAAGCCATATTATTCCTCCACTTTTACGCCAAAAGGAACTCCATCAGCAAAAACAAATCTATCGAAAACCTCTTCGAAAGATATAACAACAGTTGGCGAATCGTACGAAACACCAGTAGTAGCCACCTTTGTGATACTATCTCTTATATTATTAAACATATCATACGTATATCCAAACGGCTTATGCTTTAGCATTTCCTGCCAGCACTCTTCTGCGTTCGCAAAAGGTCTGTACTTATGCTCTGGTTTGATACGGTACTCTATACCATTCCAAAAACCAATTTCTTTCATTTCGGTCCATTCATTCGGAATACCGGCGCTTATAGTTCCTGGTTTTATCCTACACTCAATTACCTTTCCTTCGGCAAAAGCTACCAAAATAGGCAATAGCTGTTTCACTTCTTCTCTTGTCATAATCAATCCTCCAGCTCTTTGTATTATTATAATTACTTTAAGAACGCCATCCAAACAGTTTGATTCTTAGACATAGTGCGATGCCCGAATATCGGCTTATAATCAGTAATCGCATTGAGTATGTCGTGAACCTTTATCTGATTTTCGTTCCACTTGAATATTAGCGTTCCATTTGTTTTTAGTACTCTCATACCTTCGTGGATTGAGTCGTTGATGAATGCTTGCCAGTTTTCGGGCAGCTTGCCATATTTCTTGCATAGCCAGGAGTTCTGACCTACTTTTAACAGATGAGGAGGGTCAAAAACTACCATATCAAATGCTTCATCTTCAAATGGCAAATTAGTGCAATCGGCAATTATATCGGGCATCACATCCAATTTCCTGCCATCACACAAAGTATCATGAACTTCTCTTATATCTGCGAAAAGTACATTGGGGTCTTGCTTGTCGAAATAAAACATACGTGAGCCGCAGCACATATCTAATATCCTTTTCTTCATATTCTCTTCTTTTTACCCTCTCCCTGTTACCAAGGAGAGGATGGTTAATTACTCTGTTTCTTCAATGTACTTAACGGGATTGTTTGGGTCTGCACAACATGGTTTTGTAATACATTCAAACTTACCATCAAATACACATCCTACACATTCTAACGTAGGGTCTGGAACTGCTTTAATCATATTACTTATATTTATGTCCTATAAGGACGGTTAGTTACTCTATTTCCTTAAACTCGCTAAGGAGTTTTTTATCTGAAAGATTATTAACGGCATCTTTGCCATCATTAAATGTATCATTTATTGCATGTTTATACCAATCCCAGTTGTCAACTCCATAATCCTTTAATAGTCCAAGTTCTGCCTCGGCTTTTAATAAAGCCAGCAAACGATATTTAGGAACTTCAAAACTCATATATTACTATCTATTTATATCCTTTGCAGGATAGTTACTAAAGCTCATCAAGTTCTTTCCGAAATTTCTGTTCTGTTTCTGATACAAGTTGCGAGAATTTAGCGTTGAACTCTTTGTCGCATTTGAGCAAACCATCAAGACACTCTCCAAGTGTTATCTTACCAGCAGTTTCTGGCATTGTTAGCCTTTCCGCTTTTGGAATTAAACTTTTAGCTAAAAGATTAGCACGTTCTAATTGTTCTATATTCATATTACTATCTTATTTATCCTTTACAGGATGGTTATTGCTCTACTACTTTTTCAAGTGAAAAATAATCAATTCCCCAAGCTTCGTTTGCGTATTGATAAGGTTCTCCATTTTTCTTTATTTTTCGGATAAGAAAATAAACCTTAATTTCATTCTTGCCAAGAGATATGGCTTCTTTTAGACGTTCTATGATAAAGATATTGCCATCTTTATCTTTCACCTTGTCGCCTTCCTGAAAAGGTAACAAACTTAGAAAGTCGTTCATTATATCATTCTTCTTTTTGCGAAGCTCTGATATTTGTGAATCCAATATCTTTAAGCAACCTTCTGCGTACTGTAATTCGTTGTATAATTCTATTTCTATCATATTTTTAAATTTATGCCCGAAGGCGGTTAAACACGTTTGCTAAAATAATGTTCTTTTGTACTTTTTAGATATTCACCACACGTCTCTTTAGTAAGATATTCTGTATCAGAGTAAGCATTAAACTTACCTTCTTCCACTTTTCTAAAAATGAATCTAATATTACCCATATCATCAGAATATCCTGTGAATTGCAAATGATTTTGCTGTAATGATAACCATTCCAAGTATATTTCGTAGTCTCTTTTAGAGAATTTGAACCAACGTACATTGTTCTTGCACCATCCAAAGTAACTTGGGTCAATTCTAAGAACCCTTGTAACTGACATACCTTTATATTTACCAAACGTAATTATATTCATACCTACACCTCCATTTCGTGATTAATACCAAGACCGAAGAAAAGGTGCTGGAGTTCATGGACATAATGAACTTCAAATTTTAATGGCTCTCCACGCATATCTATAACCCAACCATCCTCCTTATTTTGATAATAAAGCTGAAAACAGGTATAGTTGTCTTCGTCATCTTTGTCACCTCCCATAAATGCTTCTGATAAAGAAAAAACACTTCCGTCTTTTTCTTCTTTATCCCAGCCATTTCTCTCTAATATGGCAGGAGTGATATCCACTGGCTTTATCTTATCAACACCAACAAAGCAGTACACCAATCCTTCTTTAGGACAAGACAAGTCAAAGTGATTTCCGTCTCTTGGCTCTTTGACAACCATTACTTTGTTGTCATACTCAATAATATCACCAACTATATATTTCTGTGTCATATCATTATATTTTTAAGTTACTATCTATATGCAAGGCATATAATAAATGTTGGAGTTCGTGAACATAGGTAAACTCAAAACGAAAATTGTGATTACATTCATTTATATAGTTCCAATCTCTAAGATTTTCACATTGACTGATTTGTAAGTCACCATAAGTCATTCTATCAAGCTCATCCCATTTGTCATCTAATTCCTTGGAAAACTGATAGCCACGCTCTTCGCTGCCAGCGTAAAACCAGCTTATGGATTTATTCCATCCATTCTTCTCCAAAATTGCGGGCACAAGATTAATAGGAACAATATCCTTAACCCAAGCACAGCAGTCACCTAAGAGATAGCCTTTCTCTCCTAATTCCGCACCTTCGAGGTTCTCCAAGAGGACAGTACCTTTCAAAACTGTTCCATTATCCAACTTCAAAGTCTTTGATGGGTCTGATGATGTTACTCGATAAACGACATCTTTTGCAGTACCTAAAGGTACTCCGTTTGTCATTACCAAATCTCCTGGAATATATTCTAACTTATCCATACGCTTTATTTTACTCTTTTAAATCTTATGACAGCTTCTACATGCTCATATGTTTTATGAGAGAAAATATAAAAGAAATATCCTCCACGACTATGGTCTATCCCATCCTCAGCATTAACGTCTACATTGTTGAACTTGTAAACAAATGTTTTGCCATCAATAAACGTCAGCTCATACACTCTTGTCTCAGTTTTAATGGGCTCTCTTTTACATGCCGTAAATAACAATACAGAGAGTAGTATAAAAATTATCTTTTTCATATACTTAGATATTACACATTATAGGAACCTTTTATTAATAGCTTTTCACAAACCTTATGACACATTTGAATAACATCTGAGATGCTTCTTGTGTTCCAACTATAATACATTCTTCCGTGGTCTTCAGTTATTACTACAACTTGTCGGTCACGAAGGATTCGCCATATCATTTTCAACTTCTGTTTCATACGCTTTACTCCTTTACTTCTTTAAAGATTACACATTTATCATCAGAGCGTTCTCTTTGAATCCAATCGTAAATTAGTCGATTGTACAAAACATTCCACCTGTGATTTTTACACTTTAGCGTACCATTAGCACACCATCCACTGGGACACGCAAATGCACAATTCCAACAATTTCCTGTGGCATCTTCAACAACAATGTATTTTTTGCCGCAGTAATTAAAATATTCTCCAACTTTAAGCTCTTTCATTTTCTTCCTCTCTTTCTATTTAAAAGTTTCTGCCCATACTCCTTTGGAGAAGTCGTATTAATGACAACCTTTGGCATTGATTCTCTTGGTAACCTTTGATAAAGGTAATAACCATCTTTATCACGATACATCATTGCTTAAATCCTTTCTTTTTAGGAACATACTTTTCTGAATTATCGTTAAACTCATAGCAGTCTGGGCAGTAGTGCTTATCACCTATTTCCACCCATTCGCTCTCCATTGCTTGCTCTTTTGCAGTTCCTTCGTCCAACCAAGCCACAATTCCATTAAACTCATCAATGAATGGTTTCCCGCATCTGTCACATACGACAGAATACATAGTAACTTGCTTAATCATGCTCACCTCCTTCCTTTGTGAGCAAATCATCACAAGTTAGAATATTTTTACTTAAATATCTCCATCTATATTTTCTTAAAGATTTTCTACGCCCCTTACAGCACTCTGAAATATGAGCAGCATTTATCCCAGTAATTCTTTGACCTTCATTCATAGACCCAAATATTGCTAAGATATTAAAGTTAGCATCATACATAACAATCGGAATCGATTCATAATGCAAGAATCCTTTTCTTCCATAAAGATGAGATAACTTTCCTATCTGTTTTTCAGTTATTCTCTTAATATGTAAAGGCATATTGCTATTCTCCTTTGGTGTAACCCATTCTAAATTTTCAGCAATATTATTGTCTCTACTTTCATCTTTATGTCCTACGTGTGGTTTACCAAATGGGTTTGACACGAATGCTTCTGCAACTAATCTGTGTACCTTAAACTGCTTACCATTAACAAACCTTACCTGTTTGTAGCCTAAAACAGTTCCTTGTTTTAGTATATGAGGTCTTTTATAAGCACGAATCACCAAACTCTTAACTCTTCCCATATTACTGACCTCGTATAAACCTTCATAACCTACTACAGGCTTCCAAATCTCATTTGGCAAATCTTCCTTAGCCTCTTCAATCTTCTTATCGTCTATCATAACTTACTTACTAATCATTGTTATTTTAAGATTTGGGCGTTCTTCTCCTTTGAATGCCCAGTTATCATCTTCCAATGTACGCAAGAAGGCTAACTGTTCTTCTGTTACCCACTTGCACACTATATTGTCACGTGCTACACCTTGTATTCTTATCTCAATCTTTACCATTGTTTCCTACTTTTTTGAATGTATCAGTGACTATAATCAAAGAATTATCTTCTTCGTTATACGCAAGTTCATTTGTGATATATCCCAAATCGTCAACAACTTCTATATTACCGAACTGTTTCTTGCGAGTTTCAAGAAGCTTTATAAGTGCTAATATTTTCATACATCACCTTCTTTCCACTCATCAGTTGTACCTATCAGCTTTGCTGTCTCCTTATTATAAGGAAGACAATAAGAATAACCTCCTACGCAGCCAATAGTAACATATTCTCCATGACAATTCATGTGGCTGAAAATATTAGCAGTCCATACAGCATTGTCATAATCAATCTTGGTTATCACCTTATCAAATGGCTTTGGTGTCCACTTCGGCTTCAAATCAACAATGGCTTTCTTCTCAGCATCCCAAGCCTTGCCCTTCTTTGCTAAAGCTTCAAAAAGCTGTTGTTTCTCTTCTTCTGTAGCATAACGCTTAGAAAGACCTCCATTATCAGATAAAAACCCTCTTTTTGTCATTATAACAAGATTATCTTCAGGCAATGTTGCATAATGATAAATGCGGTCACCTTCTTGATTCTTATAGATCATTATGAAATTACAAGATACAATTCTGTCGGTGATATACAGTATATCTCCATCCTTGAACTCAGGCTGTTTTTCAATCTCCAAAGTTTCACGATTGAGTTTGCCACCCAATTTTTCCTCGATGGTATTGATGTAGGTCTGAGCAGCATCATCGTTGGCTTTTTCAAATACAGAAGTTAACATTTTGGTTTCTTCTTTACTATAATCTTCTTCGTCACATTCCTTCCAAAAATAATGCTTTCCTTTAAATCTTGTGTAGGCATCATCTTCAAACTTTTCAAAGATAATATGCACGTTATCTTTACTAACCAATACATCGCCCTTCTTCCAGGCGAACTTGCGCCAGTCACGCATTTCCCTTGATGGGAAAACGACACATTCTCCTTCATCATACAATTTGCCATTTTTATCAAGATACCCTTCTCCACCATTCATAAAACCAAACTTTGAATTATAGAAGGATATTTTGAAACTTTTATCATCTGCTTCTTCTAACGTGCATTTACCACAAGCGGAAGAATACAACTTAGTTCCTTGCGGTTTATCCTTTAGTACCTCTGCTATGTTAATCTTTGCTTCCATAACTAAACCATTTTTGCGTTAAACAATACTGGTAGTAACTCCTACTACCAACGTTTTTTGATATTTTTGGCGGCTCACCATCATAAGGAGTGACTTTCAAGTCATCAATGAAATCAGCATTCTCAGTTGACATCTCGGTATCATGCTCATTCATATATACTTTCTGTGCTGTTGTAACATGGCTTCCTGCTCTTAATTTACCGAGTGAACGCCAAACCTGCTTGCGATGGATAAACAGTCCATACAAAGGAATTGTCTTTACTTCTACTTTTGTTCCCATAACCTTTTATAGATGATAACGACTACTCGATACCCTTGCCCCCCAATCAAAACAACCCGTTGCGTCGGGTTTTAAGAAACGCATCTCCAACTTCTTTAACGCGGCTGAGTGCTTCGAAGCTAAATTGGTACAGTGTAGCTTCTGAGCTAACTTAATTTGCTCGACAATACCCTTTCGGGCTACTCGATATTGCTTTTCTGACATCATAAGCTATCCTCCTCGTTAATCTTGTATACAAGCCCAACAACAGCATCAACAAGTTCGCGATTGGTCATAGGCTTAGAATCGGTATTACTTAGTTTTAATTCACTCATGATGCGGTCAGACACCTTGTTTATATGTCCCATCTTTGACAGAGGAAAACGCTCAATATCAGAGACCTTATCAAGACGGAAGCGCTCACGAAGGTATGCCCCGCTGATATACTCTGTAGAAGAACGATGTCGAGTGATTACCCACACGCCCTCTGGTAGAGAGTCATGCAAGAGCATACATACGGGTTCGTACCTTCCATTTATCTTCTGATAAAATGTATCAGACGTGTCACATTCTGGAATCTTGTATTCCTCGTAGCGACCTTTATTATTCTTTGTGTATAACTTTGGAATCTTTTTCATTTTGTTTTCTTTTTAAGGTTTGCCGTTCTTATAGCTTTGAGGTATTTAGGAGATTTTTTCAATCCAAGCTCCTTGGCTTTCTTGTTTACCTCATAAACGCTGCGGCCTACAATATGTGCGACTTCTTTTGTAGGAGAATCCGGGAACCCTATAGTAAGCGCCCTTATCTGAGCCTCATTCCAAGGTGTGCCGGTGTTGACGATCGGATTTTTCTTTTCAGACCCGTCTGGTGTTATATTAACGCCGTTAAGTTTGCAAGCCTTGGATAAGGCTTCGTCAGCACGATGGCAATCAAGAATTTTAAGACCGATAATCTCGAAGCCAAGATTAAACTTGTCTTTGCATTCCGAAAACACATTGTTGTCTATAGAAACAGGATAAAGAAGTTCCATCACGTTGCGTATCCTGGCATAAACACCCTTGACAGGCACAGTGAACCGGCTGCCAACGGTAAATGCTGTCATACCGTAGTTCTTCTGCATAACAGATGAGAACTCATCCACAGACTTGCAAAGCATTCTTGATAAAATCTCGGCCATGAGAATGAGGGTGTAGAGTTTATGCTGCTTAATACCGAACTTCAAGAACTGGTTATCGATAGCATAAAAGCATTTCTGTATATCGGGCCTAATATCCTCCTCGATAGCATCTGTGAGGTCGAGCCATATCTGCTGCATATTAACCTTGCCCATGTAGAACATGAAAGATTCAACAAGTTCGTCAGAACATCGTTTCGCCTCAGTAAGCCGCTTTTTTGCCTCCATGCGGAACAGTTTTTTATCTTGTCGCGCATAGTTGTATACATCAGTAATCTGTGTCTGGACCACAGAGGCGAAACCTCCTATCATGGAGTAGAAAAGCATGTAAGCCTTGTTGACCTGTTCCTGTGATAGTCTTTTCAGAGGGATACCTGCTATTAATGGTTTTGATCTGTTTGGTTTCCACTGCATATCAGACCTCCCTTTCGACAAAGAACACCCCAAAAATACACACCAGCGCCACTGAGGCGAGAATGTAATGATGGACCATGAAGCAGATGAAGCTGAGGCAGAGTATCGCCGTTGCAATAACGATCAGTAATATGATGATTGTATGTTTGTATTTTCTCATTTCTGCGTGATTAAATTACTTATCGTAAACAGCCTTATAGCTGTCGAGTTGTTGAGATATATGCTCCATATCCTTATCGTATCTGTCACGCTCGGCACGTGCCTTTGAGATAAAGATGAAGCTAACGATAAAGGAAATGATAACCGTTAGTGTTATGAAGAGCCAGGGAAGTCGGTATACTGCCTTATTGATTGCTCTTCCCAGGTTTCTGACGATAACCCAAGAATAAACTCCGATGAACACTACCGCCTGCTTTGTGGTAGCGTTCTCAATACGTTCTTTCTGTGTCATAATTCTAAAATTTACATTAACAATGTTTTGGTTTGGATTATATATGGCAATCATATACAGTAAGAAGAGTGTCAGGAGGAAGTGATGCAAGAAGTTGTTTCACTTCTTCGCTCCATGCATCTTTGTCTTTTTCGTCTGATACTACGGCAAACCAACCCATTTTTCCACGCTCATACCATTTTCCGTCCTTAACAACTGCGAATACTGATATTTCTTCTACATTGGATATATCCTTAATGCGAGCTTGGTCGCAACGACCTTCTGCCTTTAGTTTCTTGAAGTAATTAAGGTCTTCTCTTGAATAGAATTCAGGAGAAAATTCTGGATAGAATAATGGAGCATCCATTGATATATCCTTTAATTTAAGTCTTCCAGCATATCTACCACCCATCTGATACCAATCCCATTTAGCATCATCATTATAGGTGTGCCAAACGCTGCCGTCCTCATGTATCTCAATATTCTTGCTTCCTTCATCTATGTCCATACGGTAATATTTCACGGCATCCTCATACATCTGTTCGACCGTCCAGTTAAGGTGTTTGGGGAATTCGTTCTCGATATAATACGCATGTTCCTTGCAACAATCGGAAAGATATGCATCTTTGTCTTGAAGAAATACATCATAGTAGTTCTTTTTGTATTTTTCAATCTCCTTACGTTTATCACTAATAAGCTGCTCTTTAGTCATATATAAATGCATAGGCAGCTCTATATTTTCGTCATACTTGGCGAGTTGCTTCTCAGGCTCATCACCAATTACCAATGTTAAAAAATGGCTCATATTTATCTATATATTAATCTGTTTGTAATTCTAAAATTTACTTGGTTTGGTTGCACCACAGCCATGTCTCTGCGAAGGCTCCTGCATCGAAAGCCTGCTCTACGGTGGCATCCGGGTGCGCGGACAGCCACTCTTTCTTAAGCTGGTTAAGTGTCTTCTTCGTCATCGCATTCATAATTATCACGCAATTTACTCGTGTAATAAAAAGCGTTCGGTTCAAAAAGCTGTTCTTCAACACATTCTGCGCACACATTTGCTGCGCCGTAAAGAGGAGGGCAATGCTTACATCTTCTCCTCGTCCATTCACTGCATTTTCCTGGAGTTTCCATCTTTATTACGTTTTGATTCTTTTTGAAGTTTTTGTTTTAGTTCTTCAAGAGGAGATTCTTTCGGATCAACACCTTTCCTCAAACAATACTCTTCGTAGGATATAGCGTTCGCCTTAGCCTTCTCATCCTCTATCTTCTGCTTGTCGCGGTTTCTCTGGCCGTCAATTTCGGCTCTCTTTTCGTATACCTTGCACATATACTTTTCGAGAGCTATAAAAAGTATCTGAGGATTCACAGTCTTACCGACATAGATTTCGCCGTACTCGCCCATAGAAAACTCGTAGAAGAATCTGGTAAGCTCGCTTGGAGTAAGGTGATAGTATTCTTGTCTGATGCGCTGCGCCATAGCCTTGAACTGGTAAGAAGTAGTTGAGTCGATAGCTCCAACAACCATAAACAAATCAATGAGCATTACTTTAATCCAGAACTCGCTTGCACCATCTTTGAAGTATTTGTCAACTTCAACAAAGGACATACCGCCTCTATCGACAGAATCGTATATGGAAGTTATAGTGTCCGTGCGATTTTGCAGAGTAGGATATTTCTCCAGGAATAGCGCATATTGTTCACCATATTTCGATACCGCTTGACTATATTCAGTCGGCAAGGATTGAATTAATCTTGTTGAAAGTTCGTTGCTGTTGTTCATAGCTGTTTACACCATTGTTTTTAGGAGCGAACAACCCAGTGTAGTTGTTGCCCATAGAATACTCAACGATAACCTTTGCGTATTCAGGATTTCCGTTTGACAACTGTAGAAGTTTCTTTTTAAGAGCTTCTAACCCACGTGGCTTGTAAGTCTGACGTTTTTCTTTCTTGTATGCAAGCCATGCTTCGAGAGCTTCCTTGCAGGGATAATCATCACAGCAGGTCTGTTCGTCGCTCTGAAAGTCGGACAGGTCGTATCCAAGTGCCATTGCGGCTCCCATCAGAAATGCCTTGTGAGCCTCATGGTTGTCGGGGAACAACTCGTCAGACTTATTTCTTATCTTTTTGGGTAATATCATTTGCTTAGAGATAATTTTTAGCATTGTCAATGTCGTGCTGTATGTGAAGAAGTGCGATATATTCTTCTGATGACGGAATGTAGATACCAGCCTTGTCGGCAGACCAGTTTCGGAAACGGTCTATGGCAAGCGAAAGTTCTTCCTGTGTCAGCTTTGTGGTAGACAGAAGATATGTTCTGTCGTCACCAAGAATATCGTCGTGTTTGTGCCTCACAAACAGATCACTATTGACAACCCTCTTGAAGTAGTAACTTTTGACTTCTTCGAGTGTGTTACCAGTCTGCAAGCCGAAGTATGAGAGGATGGTATGAAGATAAGCATTGGCCTTGAGTGACCGTGGCTTCTTGCTTATCAGTTCTACCATCTCTCCGTGTTCTATCAGCTTGTCGACACGAAGCCTCAAGTTCTGCGCCTCAAGAGGGTTGCTTGTGTTGTACATCATACTATTACAGCATTAAATGCTTTTTGTATAAGTTTCACCTTATCATCCAGATCAGAAGGGAAGGTCATCAGATTTCCCTGCCGGTGCTCCTGGCTGCTGTGCTGGCGGAAACGGATTGTTTGGATTCATCGGGTTTGGTGCTCCGGCCATAGCTGCTTGTTGTGCTGCTTGTGCTGCCTGGGCGCCTGCATGAGCATTGCCGTTATAATTCACACCCTGCGCAGGATTTTGCTGCGCCACATTCTTAACATCCCAAGCACGAATCTGGTTAAAATATCTACCTTGATATTCATGCGCATCAATGTCAAAGCTAACATCGACAACCATGCCAACCTGAATGCCAAAATTGACAATTCTATCAGCTCCAAAAACATCAAAAGCCATCTTCTTAGGGTATTGCTCTTGTGTTTCTATTACATAAGTCTGACATTTCCACTCGCCTCTTGCCGAAATACCGCTTCTTTCAGGTAAAACGGCAATAACCTTTCCTTGTAGCTCCATTTAACTGTCTGTAATTTTGTTAATAAAATCGTTTGCGAGGATTACCCTCTGTTCCATAAGATTAATATCATCCTCAACTCTTTCGATCTCAGCCCAGTGAATAGGCTTCGTCAGCCAAGGGCAATACACGATGAAGACTCCGCCTTTAGCTCCAGTACAACTCATCTCCGCCATCATTTGCCAGTAGTACTTCGGTTCTGTTTCTTTGAGCGAAGCTGCGTCGTGAATGAGAGTTCGGTACTTCATATATGTGTTGATGTTTGGGCACTTGACCTCGATGATTTTGAGGTCTTCGCCATCGCGACAATATATTGCACCGTCGGGAGAAGCTGCGAAGTAAGGTATTGTGTCGTGCTTACAAGACGACAGCTCCGCCATCTCTCCTTCAGGGAAGTTCATCTGCATATAGAGAGCCTTAGCAGCATCCTCCTGGTCGGCTCCCCACTGCATAGCCTTAGTGTTGACAGAAACTTGGTCGATGTAGTCTTGAAAAATATCATCATCATTCAAGAATGCAGGATTAAACATACGTTCGCCTGCAACCTGGAAGAGATACGCTTTTGCCGTGTCGGAAAAAATCTCATCTTTCTTGCGACCAGACTTCATGATATCAGCAACCTTAGAACCAGTTATGCAGCCACATCGCATCCTGTGCCATTCTAAGCTGCGCTGTTCTACATTGTCGGTAATCATTTCTTATCCTCCTTCTTTGCGGCATCAGCCTTCGCAGCGTCAGCGGCCATAACAGCAATATTCTCTTTCTTCTCGCTTTCGATGTTATCAACATACTCTGGAGCAAAAGCATCAATATCCAAATCCTGAACATCAGAAGTATTGGTATTGATAACCGATTGGTCGAAAGTAACCGCATTCTGCATTTCGATTGATTTAGGAGCAAACTTCAAGATTGATTTGAGAACCGTCTTCTGAGCCATAGCATCGAAATCAGACTTCCAAGGAGAATTGAATCCAGCTCTGAAAGCTTGGCTAAACTTTGTAGCATGAGCCTTCACCTTGTCAATATCCCAATAAGCAACCTTTGTGAATCCGTTGAGAAGCTCAAACTTAGCCATATAACCGATAACCTTATCTGACTTCTTTTGTTTCTTATCGAAGACATACTCTTCATCGAACTCGTCACCCGACACGTATTCACCTTCATGAACAGGAGCAGCGAGAATTTTCTTAAACTGACCGCTTCGTTGGCAAAGTTGGAGCAATCCTAAGTAACCAACTTGGAACTGTGCTTTCTTTCCATAAGGAATAATATAGCACTGACCTAATGTAGGGATAACCTGCAACTGCATTGTCGCTGCAACCATAGCAGCACCGATAATGCTCATAGGTTCAGCATTTCGAAGCTGTGGATTTCCGTTAGCCACGCTGATAACCGAACTCATGAAGCTATTAGCCATTTGTGGACTATTCCAAACCTCGTTGAGTTTTCCAACAACGGCAGGTGAGTGCATCAACTCACCAAGCGACATATTGTTTTGTTGTGTCGCAACTTGTGTATTACTCATATATAACAATATAATTTAAAAATTAATCACTTTCATATCTAAACTCCCATCTTTCGCACGTGTGTTCCCATGTGCGTCCAGACTTCTTGTCGTCGCACTGACCTCGCCAGAAGCAGCTCATACAGGCATGTTTCATTTCTGGTCAATGTATTTGAACGAAATCTTATCGACGACTTTCTGTCTTCCGTCTGCACCGGTCTCAACAGTGGGGATGACAAACTTTCGTCTGCCCTCTCCGGCTATGTAGTTAAGAAAGATGGCTCGTTGTTGAACCATAAGAGAGTTGCTTCTCGTAAGATTCATAAGACACTTATGTTCTGTCCTCTTTCGCATTACGGCCTCTGCTACCTGTGGTGTGAGGCGCATGAATACGGCCTGTAAACTATCCCTGTTCATCATTAGCCTTAACTTTATGAATAAAGAAACTGTCAAAAATCTGGGTTTCAGAAACAGAAACAGAAGAGTAGTCTACCATCGACCCACGCATAATCTCGTCAAGATAACGGGTGGCCCTGTTGAGGCAGTTAGCCTGGATGAGCATCGACTGCTTGGTTTTCTTTGGTTTGCCCGTATTCTCGTTCACAGTGATGTAGTCGACGGTTCCCTTATAGAACTTGTCGTCATCGCTATCACAGGAAGAGTAGACTTCACTGAATGCGGCAGGAGTGATATTGAGTACCTCGACATCGCCCACGCTGTAATCACTCATAGAATCGAACGCCTTGAGCTCTGCGTCACCAAAAGAGACCGCTTCGACAACAAGAGTCTTACGCACCTTTTTCACTTCGCCATCCTTGTCTTCAACGACAGCTACAGCGACAACATAGAAATTGCCTGAATTACATTTTAACTTCTCCATAAAATATATCTTTAATGTTTAAAATAAACTTAACTGAACAGCTTTGGGCCTCATGAGATCGTCAAGAAGTTTGATGAGTTTCGGAGAATAGTTGTCTATCTCGTGATGAGAGTAGTCTGGACTTGAGGCTCGTTTGTGCTCAAGAAGATATTCTCTAACCTCCTTACATGCTTCCAATACAGCTTCACGCTCGGTGTTGCAGTCTTTTTTGCATGGCCGTTGCATACATGGCTCTCCACGACCTCCGTTATGCAGGGTTATATCGTAACCGTATATCCACTTTCCGTTGAAGACGGCTGTCTTTATGTAGAACCCTGGTATGACACCCCTCGTCTTTGTGTTCTTGTTGTTCTCCCAGACCTCGATGACGTTATGGTTCAGACACACATTGTTCTTGTTGAACCTAAACTCCTTCTCCATCATCTTCGTTTTTAAAAGAGCTGGCTCTAAAAAGAACTGCCACAAAAGCTGCGAACAGAAACACGATCACTGTAAGCAGAAATGATGCTATAATAATTTTCATAGGCTTTTTGAATGAATAAAAAAACAGCAGGCGCATCACTGCGGCCACTGTCAAAAAATGATTCAAGTAAAGTCATGTATATGGTTAAATAATCACGTTATTCGTATATGACTTTTTCGCCATCCGAAGGATAATCGACAATACGTAGCGTTTTGCTGTTTTTGTATATCGCCTTTCGGAATATCACCTTAGCTTCACCGTGATGTCGCTTGAGATTATGCTTTACGATAAGCGATATGCAATTCTTCATCGTAATGGAGAACTCGCGAAGCTTAGACGTATATTCTGACTTAACATCACAGATGACGAGCTTGCCGTTCTCGAAGAAAACAAAGTCTGCCGTATAGTAATGCCCTTTTACGAGGCTTCGTTTGACCCACTTTACTTTTGTCTTTAGGGCTTTTGGCACGAGTACATACAGAGGCTTGATAAGGCACAGCCTAACCTGCCTGTGAATGCAGGAGACATTCTTGTCATCGAGGAGAAGAATGTAATAACGAAGCTCTTCTCCACTGTCGAACTCAAGCCCTTCGTGCTGGACCTTTCTGTTCATCACCCGTTTTATCGCCATTGTTTGCCCTCCTCACTCGGTGTTTTAAAGAGGTTATCGAACGCAACAGCTCCGAACCTCTGGTATTTTCCACTTTTCCACTGAACAATATAGTCGTTCTCGGCGACCTCTCTCTTCCCGTCAGTGAAATCCTGTTTGAGAAGAACTACCATTCGGCCTTTCTCGTTATTGAATATTCTCTCTATGGCCTCAAGCTTGGAGAGTTCGTTTATATTCTCTTTCTTAACTCTTATTGTGTATATTACTTTCATTTTTTTCTTGTTTTGGGAAAAGGAAGGAGGCCGTGCGTTTTTTTACGACCTCCGTTCCCATTCAAATAATAACCAACAACTACAAAATAGAAATATGATCTATTCGTAACCTTAGAAGGTATCGAGCCTTCTTCCCTATACGCCCTATGCGGCGTAAGCGCATTACCTAATTGCTTTAAGGTTAAAAACAGAGCTCTATCTTCACAGACAGAGCTGAGCCATTAAAACTAATATTCATTTTAAAAAACGCCACGCCTGGCGACATTAACGAGCAAAATTAACATGTGCAATAAATTTCGTTGCGGAAGGTGGACTCGAACCACCGACCTTCAGGATATGAGCCTGACGAGCTACCAACTGCTACTATTCCGCTGTAAAAAACACCACCTTTCTTTACAGATAAGTGGTGTAAAATAATGAATAAATTATCTAAAACAAACAAAAGAGTGGGAGGCGCGATTGGAGTTACACCAATTCCTGTCAGACGATAAGATAAGGTATCATTGGGTTGTCTAACCGTGACATTCGTACACCACGTGCCTCTTTGAGATATATAAATATGAGTGATGTGAACTCATTATAATATAATCACCAGACTGCATTATTTTCGTATGTGCCTACATCGACAATTCTTCTTTCCGGTGCGGTTCGTCAAACTACTTAATGCAGAAATTAGCTGGATTTCCGTATGTCGTGCGTCCTTTCACCAGGTCACGGCGCTCATTGCGCTATCCGGCTACTTCTTTTCCACGCATACTATGTTGTCAACCATTAAGTCAAAGAGCTATTGTTTGCTATTGTTAAAAAAGATGCTAGATTGTAGTTGCCCGAGCTACCTACTTTATAAGCTTAAAGGACGTTAGCTTTGCACCTAAAAATCAACGAAGCAAACATTGCGGACACAGCAGGGATCGAACCTGCGACCCTTTCCTTAGGAGGGAAATGCTCTATCCACTGAGCTATGTGTCCATGTGGGGACTGGCAATGCAACTTACCAGTCCCGTTTCGGCCGCTGCCGACAACAAAAGATTTTAAACCTACCCTCACGGGCAACATTCTAACATTAACTTTCAAACACCTATAAACTAATCATTATTTGTTGCTTTTTTTCATACTTTTTAGAACACCCTATGCATCTCCAGCATATTATCTATGTCTGTTTTCAAGAAAAACGCTGTGTTGCCTATCATACAATGGCGGATTTGACCGCTCTTTCTCAAGTCGTGTATATATCCTGTACTCATACCGATATACTTGGCGAACTCCTTTGTGGAGAGCCATATCTTTTCGACAGGCTCTACTGATACTTTCTTACGAGGCATAGGCTTAATCTCTTAATGCAAACGTTGCTGCTGAAAGGTACGCCATCAACTCTATACAGTCCTGCTTAGTAAGAAACACTTCTATTTCCTTATCACAGGCATCATTAACGTTCAGTACGACCACATCACGAGTTACAGGATTTTCGCCTTCATCTTGTATCGTAATAGTGGAAGTTCTCCCAGACACATTGTTGTCAGTTACAGAACCAATGTCTAAC